CATTGACCAACGCGAATGTGCTAACGACTGGGTTTGATTACCCCGACATTGATCTGGTGGCGATGCTCCGGCCAACGATGAGCCCCAGCCTTTACGTACAAATGGCAGGCCGAGGGATGCGCCCCAAGAGTCACACCGATCATTGCTTGGTGCTGGACTTCGCAGGCGTGGTGTCAACGCATGGGCCGATAACAGCCGTCCAGCCTCCGAAGAAATCGGGATCTGGAAACGGCGAGGCTCCGGTGAAGGTTTGTGAGACCTGCCATGAGCTGTGCCCAATCTCTGCCAGGCGATGCCCTGCATGTGGTACGCCATTCCCCGAGCCAGAAAAAAAGCCGCTACTCCTGCACAGTGACGATATCATGGGCATCGAGGGCACAGAGATGTCAGTAAGGTCTTGGATCTGGCGAAAGCACACAAGCAAGGCCTCAGGTAAACAAATGTTAGCAGTGACGTATTACGGGGCTCTAAGCGATGCTCCGGTCACAGAGTACATAGCAGTCATGCATGAAGGATACGCCGGTCAGAAGGCGATTCAAACGCTACTGACGATGGCCAGGCGATCTAGGGCCGACCTGCAATCAGCAGACGATCTGGAAGAAGCAGTGAAGGCGATGAACAGCGCAAAAGCGCCCACAGTCGTGGAGTACAGGAAAGAGGGGAAGTTTTTCCGAGTGATCAACAGAGAATGGAGAGACGATGATAGAGCCTGAAATTGTCAGACTGTACCGAGAGAAGGTCAAAGAGCGCCCTTATCCGCCAAAGTGCTGCTACACATGCGATCACTACTCAGACAACAGCTATTGCACCATGTTTGATGAGACGGTTCCCAAGGACTTTGCCGAGTCATTGGATCAATGCCCGAGTTGGTTTGAGGAGATTCCGTTTTGACAAAGAACGAACAACTCAAATTCGAAAGGCTTGAGCGATTGCTTGAGGCTGAGAGACAAAGAGCAGAGAAAGCCTGGGAGGCATACAGACAGACTCTTTATGAACTGGTTGATATAAAGATGCGTCTTGAGGGTGTCCAGAGAGCACTTGATGACAAGTTTGAGGACGACAAATGAGAACAGAACACGAAGAACAACGCGATTTTGTGAAGTGGTTCCGTCAGAGCTTCCCGGCCACTCGCATCTTTGCTATTCCGAACGGCGGACAACGCTCTATCACCACAGCCGCCAAGCTAAAGGCCGAAGGCGTCTGTCGAGGTGTCCCTGATCTCTGCATTCCAGCCTGGGGCGTGTGGGTGGAAATGAAACGCGAGAAAGGTGGCGTCTTGAGCGAAGACCAAAAAAGCTGGATTGATTACCTCGAGGGGCACCAGTATCACTGCCTGGTGGCCAAGGGCTGCGAGGACGCAAAACAACAGATTGGTGAGTTCATCCTTGAACACATTGACACCCAAGAGTGAATCAGATAACATTCTTCTGTCTTAACAAACAACCTGAGGACTCAAAATGTTTTGTTCTGTTGATGCTGATCTGAACCGTTACTTCCAGAAGATTGAAGCCGATGACAAGGCTTGGGAACTGGCGGTTGCCGACGCTCTTGATAGTGACGAGCTGGAGGAGATGTTTGACGAGGAGAACGACATCCTCAAGGCCTGCCGGGATCTTGAAGACAAGAAGATGACTTACGAGGAATTGGGTCGGTTCGTGATGAACATGCGCAATAAGTGCCTGCACAAGGTGGCGCAAGACATCTTCGACAACATGAAATATTAAAGTTTTGGGGGTCGTAGTCAGGTAAGCCCGAATGAGTTCGGCGCCCCCGCCAGACAACGGAGCCAAAATGAGTATTGAAAATACTTTGACAGAGCGCGGCGACCGGTACGGGAAGTTCTCCGGTCACGCAACGGTCTCACAAGATCTAAAGCTGATGATTTCCATGCATCTCCGTCACAGAGGCAAGATCCTTGCACCGGATCAGCAAGAAGCATTAGAAATGATCTGTCACAAGATCGCCAGGATTATCAATGGCGACCCCGACTACATCGACAGTTGGCATGACATAGCAGGTTATTCAACCCTAGTAGTACAACGACTAAAAGGAGAGGACGATGTGTGATGGAAACTGCAACCAAGGCCGCGATTGCGACTGTTTGATTGATATCTACGACTACTCTCAGAAGATGGAGGGTGTCATGTCCTTCATTGCCAACTGCCTGTTGGTTCTGATGACTGCGCTATTCTTGTTCGGGATCTTTTACCTGTTTTAAGAATAGAGCACGTTCGGCAATCCGCCGACGCTGCAAGCCGGGCAGGATTCTCCCGCCTGCTCGGCAAAATTTTAAGAACTCATCGGCTGCACCGATATAGTCTTTGCGCAAAACTTTGCGCCTCAACGTGGATCGTTGGAGAGTGCCCAAGCCACAGTTGAAAGCGAAACTAACCAGAGCATCAAACTGAAACTGCGTGAGGCTTCCTCTGCACAGTCGATGAACACCAGACTCGAAAAACTCAAGATCAGCGCGAAGCAGTGCATTGACTTCATCCTCAGTGAACGTACGTTGATCGGATGGAAGTAGCTTTATACCCGTTCTGTTTTCAATTGGCATCCGTAGTTGCCGAGGATACAAAACGTGTCCTACACCAATTGTCCAGACCTTAGCAGCGCAGAGATAAGGCCGGAACCGCGTTCCTTCAAAGTTCTTGATTAGTCTGATTCCTGCTTCAGACGTCTTCATTTCCTGAAAGCCCTACCACCAAAATGAAACGCGATAATTGAGGCAAATAGCGCCTGGGTGTTTTCATCCCAGAGCTGCGAGGCAATGTCAATGAACGTTGCGCCAACATTGACGCCATAAATGAAGATGCCAATATCAATCAGTACCAGCAGCAGGAAAAATCCATAAGTAACTACAGGCCGAACGGATGCTCTGAGATTGATGACCCATTGGCTAGCACCGTCGCCGATGTCAACATCATGCCGATAGATGCTCTTAAGTTCTTCTGTTTGTGCGCCTAGCCGGGCCTGGAACTCTTGGTGAGCCGTCTCCATCTCAATCTGAAGGCTTCTAATCTCTTCTAACTTTGCCTCAGCATCAAACCCGAGCTTGCGTAGTTCAAGCTCTCGTTGGATCTGCATCCCCAAAAGTTCGATCTCTTGTTTCTTGTCGCCGCGATCTTGGAGGAACTCTAGGAACCTGGGCAGACCACCAGCAAGAAACGAAAAAATCGTACTAATGAGGGTGAGCATTTTTATCAGCCTTGTTGTCTAACTTGTCACTGATCCGCGCCAACAGCGTTTTCACTTCGTGCATGTCCTCACGGTAATCATCACGCCGCACATACTTGGCCGAGGTGGATCTAGAGTCATCTTCTAACCGCTCAATGGCCTTATAAGCCGCCAAGGAATCCGGCGACACTAACAGCAGCGTTAAAGATGGTTTGAGTGTCCATTTTCAAACTTTATCACTGGTTTTGGCTTAATGCGTTAACAATCAACTGTTGAGTTGGTGTAGATGTTCTTGTCAAACCCGCAAGTGCATTTTGGGCAATTGGGAATTGCTGGGAAATCCTTGGCAATACACCAGCAACTCTACCAGCACCATAAGCCGTTTCACCAACCAGCCTAGGCGATGTTAAGGCTAAAGCAGGAAGAAGAGCAGGATTCATAACAGATGCATAACTACCAAGACCCAACGCACCACGGCCAGTCATGGAACTTGGGAGAACATCTGACATCAATTGACCTGCAATTGCGGGTCTCAACTCTCCACCAACTTTTGACTCAAGCTGACCTAGCAATGCTTGCTTGTAATCACCAGAAGGTGTTTCTTTCAGAGCCTGCATAATCTTGTTAAGTGCGGTCTCTTTTTTGATCTTGTCGCCGCCACCGAGAGCATCACTAATTTCGCGGATTAGTCTAGTTTGAGTCTCATAAGACTTCATTGCATCTTTGTAGCTTGGAATTGCGTCTGTAATTGTCTCTTTCACAGACGATTCAAACTCTGCTAGTGCTCTTTTCGCCTGTGTTTGTTTAGAGCTTTCTGGATAGATGCTATTTAGACGGCGTTTCAATGCATCCAGATCAACAGCAGTCGGTACTGGGTGATCTGTTTTCCATTGTTGAATGGCGTTTTTGGCTTCAGAAATGAGTTTTTGCTCATCTGCACCAATCATTGACTTACCAGCATGTGTGATTGAACTATCAATTTTCTTGATTGCAGAATCAACTTTTGAATAATTTAATGGTGTTGCATCTGCAGCCCATCCAGTTTTTGCGCTGACATATGCTGTAGCAGCATCGTCTCGCATTTGTGAAAGGCCAGATTTCAACGTATCCAACACATCATCAGTTGGCACGTTCTTTCTGAGATTTTCAATAAACGCGGTCGCATTCTTTTTGCCAGCGGCA